GAAGTAGTCACCCGAAGACTCATGCAAGAAGTAATCAAAGACCACAAGGATCTTACGGATTGGTGGTGAGAAACCAGGAAGACGTGTCAACTTACATACGTCATAGAAGTGTGCCTTCTGACCACCTTCCAATTCAAACTGGGTTGTAATAACTTTACTACCTGTTGCAACTGACCCATCAGAGTCATCGATGATTGCTACCAAGGGCACGCCATCATCGTCCACACCATCAATGGTTTCACCAGGGATGAATGGGATTTCATTAAGAGCAACGAAATATAATTTTAGTGTTGCGTTGATAAACTGAATGACTCGACCACGAGCACCAGAGGTTTTACCAACAACAACAGATCCGTTATCAAAGAAAGTGGATTCTGACAACACCATATAAGGTGATGAAGCATCCTCATCATTCTCAGACTCATACACAGCATGAATCTTATAGACATCATTCAATGCAAATGAGATCTCTTCGTCTTCAATACGAGTACCATACAAGTTACCATATGCCAAACCATACTTAGTCTGGTCATTATTAATTCTTGTGCGGATAACTTTTAATGCACGCATCTTTGCTGCTGTCTTAATCTTCCTAGTAACAATATTCTTGGAGATCAAAGCAGTCAGTTTTGCAGTACTGACATTAGTCAGACCAGAAATAGTAATTGATTGAGCATCAGCACCAAACGTAACAGTTAGTGCTCCACTATCGTTGAGGGTGTCAATATCTAGATTATCACCAACGTTGAATGCAGATCCAGACTCAGATACAATAGTCAACACATAGTTTTCGTTGTCTAATGTAGCAAACTGCTCGGACTCAGGGAGGGAAACAGTTACACCACCAGCAACAACGGTCTTGTTATCAAACGTCCTGTATACAAAGAATGACTCGTCAGAGATAGACTTCATCGAAGTTCTAGGAGCGTCAATTGACAACTCACCATTCTGATAATCTTTCTGGAAGATGAAAGGACGCATCCTTACTGCTTCAGCAAACTCACCGTCTGCTACGGTACCCTTAGTCAAACCAGTATCAATCTCAGCAAACTGCTCAAGGAAATCAAAGATAGTTGATGTGGCACCAGTAGCACTATTACCTACTCTGGTAGAGATCAACTGTGGGTTAACTTTCTTAATTCTGAGAGTATTATTACCTGTCAGTGCAGTCTGAGTTGTGGTAATAACATCACCAGGTCTCAGGTCTTGTGCAAATTTAGTACGGAAACCTTCGATACGCTGATTAGTTGTCGAATCAACGGTGACTGTAGAAGACTCAATAGCTGCTGCATCATTCAGCAACCAGTTTGCAGCAAACGTAACAACGTTGCTGTCATTTCTACCTAAACTACGACGGACATCAGACAGGTTGTATGAGTGTGCTGCCTCAAGAGTGCCGATGACACGACCATCTCTCTCCATAACTTCATTATTAAGGAAGTTACCTGAGACCTGCTCCAACATACAATATGTGCCACTTCCTGCATCCGCAACGAATCCACGAGCACCAGAAGTACGTCCTCTAAGGACATCTCCAACACTAACTGAGTTGTTACCAGCTGCAAAGTTAACGGCAGTAAACATTTGTGGATCCATGAACCACATGTCATACAAGTTGGTTGAATCAACCTGCACTTGTACAGCACGAGCTCTACCGATCAAGATTCCTTGGACCGTGTTGGCAACACCAAGATTCCAGTCATCATATAATTCTAGAACTTGATATGCATCACTAACACCCTCACCTGTCAGGTTGGGCCAACCATACATGTCATAGACTTTGACAAAGTTGCCAAGTCTGAAGTGGATAATACCATTCTCAACACAATTAAAGTCTCTTGGTTTTAGAGCATCAACATACTGAGGTGTTAAAAACTCAGTCCTATAACCTTTAACATATGCTCTACCAGGTGAGATCTCGTATGTTAGAAGATCATCAGTGGGGATATTTCCTTGTGCTGATGTTTGTGCAGGTGTATATACACCATTATTGAAACCATCATCAAGATTCTCTCTCGGTTTGATGGTAAATGTGTCAATCACAAAGTCGCCAGACTCTTCATAAGTGCGGCGTGCTAGTGACTTCTCTAATTCTGAATAAGCAGTATGGTCAACCATCTGCTCAACCTTGCTGTTATTAATACGCAGCAATTCGATAAAGTTTTTATCAGTAGAATCATTGATTGCTTTCTTAACCAATGTCGTTTTGATCTTAAATCTATGACCACCAGGTGCTGAGTAGTTAGACGTTCCAGCAGCGTTGTCATTTAGTGATGGGTCATCTTCTGGGGTAACGATTGATTCGCTAACCTCTAGACCAATTCTATAAGAAGGATTATTGCTATATTGCTCAAGGATCAGGTTTGCTGAAGAGACATCAACGAAGTGACCTCTAATAAAGTAAACACCAGCATTGATATATGCAGCGGACGCTACTTCAGTAGCATCAACGGGTAGGAGTTGTGCAAATGGTGACCCAATCTCGATCAGAGTTGTGCCGAAAGTAATCTCATTTTGAGCAAGCAGTTGCTCATTAGGTTGGAAACCTTTAATAGAAGTATCAGAAACGGTGTCACCAGATTCAATATACTTAACGTATAGTGTGACATATCCACGATCTGAGGTTGCACTGGAGATGGAGAACAGTACCTTTGCCTTCACGCCAGTTGAGATACCCTCAATGATCTGACCATGAAGTTGTGTCCTATAGGTCTCAATATCGACACCGAGGAATGACTGCTGCAGAATAATTGCCTGCACATTGAGATCATAACCCACTTGACCAGGGATGACCATTGCACCTTCTTTAAAGAAGTGCTGACCGATGGATTCAATTTGATTCTGAAGAATCGATTGTAGAGTCGTTAATTCACGCGCTTGGATAGGATATCCAGGGCGAAACAGCACTCTGTAGAAATTCTTATCCTTATCGAAATCGTCGAAATAAGGAGCAATATTTAGATTGGTATTCTGGGGCATCGTTTAGAACTCTACTACGATCTTAATGTCTTCGATTTGGTCACCAGCACGAGTAATCGCGCCTCTATTATCTATGTAGATAACTTCTCCAGAGTTAGGTTGGACTTCTGGTTTTGCATAACCATTGGTAAATGACATACCTAGGTCATACTCAGTGTTATTGATAACACGGGTTGAAGATCCAGAAACAATCGGGAAGTTAATATCAGGGTCAGCTGATGCACCTGAGGTTGCACCAACAACTGGGTTACCACCTTCAAACTCAATCAAACTACCAGTGAATTCTGGGAATACCCCATCAATTCTATTCTGATAATACTTGAGCACTTTAGTAATGTTATTCCAGGAGATCACACGACCACGAGCAGTCACTTGCTGACCACCAATAGTCCTTGATTGTGTAATAATTTCGTCAGTTTGGAAGTTACCAGTAAAGGTAGGTGCAAAAATAACTGACTTAGTTGCAGACAATGTTAGGTCTGCTGCTAACTCACTTGTGCCATACCTATTAGGGTTGATCACCAAACCAATACGACGGTAATCGTTATCGGTAGGGAAGTCTCCACTGCCTTCAGCATATGTAAACTTCGTGTTGATCATGACTCGATATCCACCCATCTCGGTGGTTGGTTCTGCACCGTGTCCAGTGACAGGAGGAATGACTACCTCAACGGTGCCCCCTGATCCCGCACCTGCTCCGATACCGTTGACCTCATCGATGATGACTTTACCGAAGGTGTATCCTGATCCACCCGAAGTGACAGTAGCATTAACAATGCGCCCCCCATCGACAACCAAAGAAACACGACCGCCAACACCATCTCCTTTGATAGGCACATTCTCGTAGGTTCCATTGTTGTATCCTGCTCCTGAAGAAGAAATAATAACGGTGTCAATCTCACCACCAATTGCATCAGATACAACAGCAGAGTCTTCTAGCACTGGCATATATTCGTTACTGAAGAATTTCAGAACGAGACCCACAGGGATCGTATACATATACTTCCAACGATAACCATCGGCAGTTGTAATAATAGATGTTGAGGTGCCAGTAGGCTCAACAGTAGAAGGCTTACCGTTGGGATCAGCAGGTGATGTGCCATTGTAGATGCACTTATAGACTTGATACGATGAGTTAACAACGTAGAAGTCTGCATCGTATAATTTAGTAGCACCAGAAGATGCTGTCTTAGTTGCACTATAGTCATGGCGATACATGTCATAAACATAACCGAGACCACCAGTGGTTTGCTCTGGGGGAATCCAGTCAGTACGACGGATAACTTGGATGGTGTCATTTGCCAAGACACGTTTCATTGAAATCATGTCAGCAAAGTCATCACTAAACTCTTGGAAAGAGTCTACTGGACTAGGCGCTGCGTTTTCGTTATCCCATGGTTGGGGACGACCGATGAAGACATAAAGTCTATCGCGGCTGCTGCCTGCTAAAATATCAGACTGTGTAGGGTCAGGACCCTGCAATGACTTGATAAGTCGGTTGGCAGTGAAGATTCTAAATTGGTCGGTTAGTAGCGCCATTGGTTACCAATTATCCTATAGATTTATTTATGGAGGTTATTCACCCTCATTTCTGAGGAATTTATTATATTCGACAGCAATAATCTTTGCCTGAGCGCCAGAACTATTGCCTTGAAGTGTTTCGCCAGGACTAAACTTATAAGTTGGGTCATTTGAAACAATGGATTGGACATCAAGGACAAACTGTCCTGATCTTTCGCCTGTCCTGCGATTTACTGTAGTTGCTGCAATACCAGATGTCTGTCCAGTAACAGTTTCTGCTCCTGCACCTGATGGGATTGAGAACAACGAGGAAGTTATATACTCAATAACAATGGATGCAGTTGAAATGTGTGCATCGCCATCACCAAGAGCACCAGCAGATGCTACGGTGGCAACTAACTGAGTTGGACTACCGTCATATATTTGATCACCAATTTGGAAGAGTGTGGTATTTGTGCCACCTAATTCTTCCTCAATACCATATTTAGACGAGGCAATACCTCCATCCAAATTAACTTGGCTTTCATAATCTGTACCAGTATTCAGAAGGTCAGGAATACCATCCCCAAATACCTGTACACCATTTTCATCCGTATACTCTTCATCATTATCCTCAAAAACTCTGTTTTGAATTACTGATAGTGGAGTTGTGAATGCAACAATATCACTACCTTCTCTTTCAATAAGAGTATGAGGAGCAACACCAGTACCTGAAGATGCCGATGTGCCAGCAAAGAAAGCAATAATCTTTGACTTCTCACCTGATCTGCCAGCATCAATAAATGCCAACTCATCAACTTCAAACGTTAGATACAGTGCTCTTTCAATAGGATCCCAATCATATACAATTGCTACCCTGTTGGTTGCATTTTCAATAACACGTCTTACTTTGTCCGTAACTTGGAATTCGTAAGCAGTTTCACCAGTGTTAGGATCATTCTGTAAAGTATCTAAAATGACTTTCTGGTCAAATCTAAAGTTAGTGCCCCTATCACATCCATCAAATGTTGTTGCTGTCTTACCAGTATATCTAATAATCTCTCTGCCTAAAAGGACCTTACCTGATCCAGGATAAGGTGCTGTTGACTCAACGTGAATAGTTTCAGCACCAGTGGTGACATCATTAAGAATACCTGCTAAGTTATAGACAACTGAATTAAGTGACTGTCTATTTCTTGCTGTCTTAATAAGGTTAGTATCTCTAGTAAAGATAACTTGGGGTGGGGTTACATAACCATCACCACCTGCCAGCAAGTCGATGTTGTTAATGACACCGAGATTAATATATGACTCTGCAATAGCACCAGATCCACCACCACCGATGATCTGAATCAGAGGGGGATCTTCAAAAAACTCACCTTGATTGGTGAGTGTAATAGCAGTAACCTTACCAAACTGATTGACACCAGCAACACCAGTTGCACCTTGTCCACCGCCACCTGAGATGATGATATTAATATCTTCTTCAGTATAGTTTCTACCAAACTCTTCAATTGATAGACCTGTAACCAATCCTGTGATTGGCACCAACTCAGATCCAGATCCACCGCCACCTTTGATTTCTGCATTAGCAGCAAAGTATTCATCACCAAATTGAGTCATCTGGATGAAGTCGATTGCTCCAGTATCCTTAAGGAATACCTTACCTGCAGCAGGCACGGTAGCAGCATCGTCTCCAATTTCTAGTCTTAGTGGATCATATCCTTCACCAGGATCCAACACTTCAACTGCTGTAATCTCACCATTGGCACCTTCAATGACAGCTCTTAAAACCGCATCTCTGATAGGTGTGCCACAATTACCAATACGAAGTCTAGGCGGATCAGCAGGGTCATACCCACTTCCACCATCAGTAACATAGACTTCTCGTACCCCGTAAATACTATTAAATATGGGGAAAATTGAAGCGCCAGATCCAGGGACTACTCTTGACATTAGACAACCACGAGATTACCGACCATTCCAGAGTGAATGGTGCATTGATAGACATATGTTGTGCCTGCTGCAAGGGTCATAGGCACGGTCCAATATTGGACACCAGTTTGAGATCCACTCACACCAGCAGTTACCGCAGATCCAGCATTCGTCTGTCTTAGAGCAAATGGGTGTCCACTACCAGTAGTGTTATTAAATCTATACGTGAAACCACGATAGACATAGATGGTTGGGTTTCCACTTCCACTCCATCCATTGTTGTTGAAGGAATATCCACCACCTGATGTCCCAGAAATCTCGAAACCCACAGCAGGAGTTGCAACCGCTTCAACTTCACCACTTGTATTAGTAATGAAACTCTGATTCTCTGACAGAGACTGACCAGAAGCAAGATATAATTCAGCAGCAACACTAAGTGTGCTACCAGTAACAGATGTAGTAATACCGTTTCCACCAGCAATAGTTGCCGATGCTTCAGTAGATCCAGCAACTATTGATCCACTGTCTCCGTTGATTGCACCAAAGATATTCTGGTCAACGTTAGGGGAATCGTTAGTAACTGTAAGATTCTCACCAGAAATTGCTGTGCTAACTCCAGTGCCACCAATAATATTGATAGTTGTTGTAGTAGTTCCTGCAGTTTTAGATCCAGAATCAGACCCAATAACCGAGAAAAGATTTTGATCAGGAGCACCAAGCGCCCCAGTCATATCAATCGTTACCGTATCACCAGCAATAGATGTGGAGATATTAGTGCCACCAGCAATAGTGAGCACGTCAGTAGCAGCACTCGCTGTAGTAGATCCCGAATCAGCATTAATACCTTCAAATAAATTTTGTGTAGTGCCACCACCACCGCCAGATCCAGATTCGTCATTATCTGGATACCAGTTGCTATTGGCAGCAGACCACTTGAGGACCTGCCCGTCAGAGGGACCACCACCAACTGTCATATCAACGTCAGTGAGATCACCAACACTAGATCCCGAGTCAATCAGTTGAATCCAAGCACCACCATGTGCAAAGTATCCATGTCCCTCACTATGGGCATGAGCAAACATACCATGATGGTTTGATGCATCTGGGAGACTTGCAACGTCATCAAAATGGTTAGACCATTTTAGTTTGCCATCAGCACCATCAATATAAGTAAGAGCACTTCCAGTACCCCCTGCCCAAAACTTAATATCACCGCTACCATTGGGTTTAATAGTAACGTCTACATTATTAGAAGAGATGATATCAAATCCACCAGTATCTAGATCTGCACTCAAGGAATCAAAATGACCCTCAGCAAATTGAGATCCATTCCACTTCAATACTTGTCCAGAAAGTGGTGTCCCGACATTCACAAGTAAATTAGTGTCATTGCCGAGAGCGGTATAGATTTCGTCAATGACACTATTAAGTTTAATAGCGCCATCTCTAAGACTATCACCAGTCCCGTCATTAGCTGACGATCCAATGCTAAGGTTTTGCTTTGCCATGGTTAGGTAATTTCTACAGTTTTATTTAGGTGCCATCGAAGGTTTGTGCCGTAGAGTCAAGAGTACCCTGCGTGCTATCGAATCTATTTGATGTAGATCCACTACCACCACCACTTCCAGCAACAGTTAATACTGCAGCTTGAGAGTCTAGTGGAGAATTGGATGATTGTATTGATACTCCAAGTGGACCAATAATACGACAACGGAATCTATACCCTGTCATATATGCAAGTGTGCTTATAGTATATGAGTTTGTAGTTGCTCCTGTAATAGCAGCAAACGCAAAACCTCCGTCAGTAGATCTATACCACTGATAACCAATGGGTCCATCTTCAGGCAACACTCGTGCTTGGACAGAGAATGTTGCGGTCTCCCCAACATTTGCCGTAGCATTTTGTGGTTGGTTGATAAATTGCAACGTGGGTACAACAGGACCGTCACCGCCCCCGCCACCACCTGATGGAGGTGCTTGCACAGGTAGAAGAGTAAATGCTGTGTTAATAGTTTCCCTAGTTGTCAAACCAACCATATATGGGAATTCTGGTGAATCAACATCCTCTGAATCTACAGATAGGAAATATGCATAGGTGCCTGACTGAAACTCAGGTGTAATACAGAATCTGCCATTGTGGTAGTCTAAGTCACCACCACCTTCAATATACTCCCAATCCTGCATTAATGCCCCTGCAGGGGGGTTTGTAGTGGTGCTACCATAATCTGGTCTCCCTGCAACCTCAAGTGACTTTGTGGAGTACGCAGACTGCATAGGACGAGATCCTGTGAGGTTGTCCCATGGTAGGTCATAACCATAAGGACCGTAGATTGGGAATCCGTCAAAAGCATACCCAATGATCTTAGAGTGCCCATCAGGATGCCTAAGATTGTCTCCATTATATTGTGTCGCACCGTAGTAATCATTATATCCTGCCATCGATGATCCATCTCTCCAGCAATCTAGAAAGTGACCATCGTGATAGTGATACTGACCATTTTGCTCAGGGTGTCCACCGCAATTGTCATCTCCGAAATCTACAGGAGAGTATTCATAGTGAGCATTCCAACTGAAACCAGAGGGAGGATTTCCACCAGTGCCAGCACTAGGATTAAACAAGGCAACGCCATTAGCAGCGATGCCAATAGTACCCAAAGGAGTTGAAGATCTTGCATTTCTCTGGTCATAGTAACTATATGTCCCTGACGTTAAGGACTCTTGATCTTCCATGATCAAGTCCAACCTATCATCAGTTGCCAACCAACATTCACCTGCAATAGAGGTAAACGTTGTGCCCATATAGAGGAATACCCTTTTGATCCCATCATTAAAGACAAACATAAGTCTGTCTCCGACTTGTATCTGGTTACCTACACCAAATAAAGCATTATCATTTAAGGATAACGTTATGGATCTAATAAATCCATCTTGCACCCAGGTATTAACATCGAACGTGCGACTAATACCAAAAGTGCCGCCACGATAAATGAAGGCATGATCGAAATCTTGCGCTGTTACCGTATGAGGGTTGTTGCTATTGGGAAACGTGCCATAACTCACAGGGGTGGGCAGATTGTCTGCCTCCACCGTGAGTATGTCAGTGGCATCATTAAAGGTTGCTGTTGCCGCCATCGTTTTACTTTTATTTAGATGTCATCGAAGATTGATGCTGGGTTGAAGTTACTAATTACAGTAGCTCCAGTCTGCACCGTAAGTATTGCGCTCAGTGAGTAGACAGGCGTTGCACCCGCTGCAGTGATTGCAACACGATATTCATCACCATCATCTGCCTGTGCAGCAATACCCGTATCGAGTACTGCTTGGTTAGCACCAATGATATTGCTCCATGTCTGTGTGCCATACTCCTTCTTCTGCCACTGATAGTTGCGTTGCTCATTGTTACTGACCGTTGCAACCACTGAGAATGCAGCAGTCTGACCTTGGTTAACGGTGACGTTAACAGGATCTTGTAGGATGGCAATTGTGCCAGGAGTGATATTGCTTCCAGCACTACCTTCAGGTCCCTCACCTGCGTAGATGTCGAAACCACCGTTGATAGGTGTGCCTACAGGAGTTACAAAGTCATCAGGGACTGTGTTATCAATTGAAACAATAGGAATAGCATATCCAGACCCTGGTGTCTTCACGTCAATTCTAGTGATGCCCATCAATGCCTTGATACGACCATCAAAACCTGAAGATGAAATCACATCCACGTTGGGGCGTGAATCATAACCATCACCAGGATTTGTAAGAATTGCACTTTCAATTTGACCAGATCTAATCTCAGCAATTGCTGCTGCGTTACGACCCTTAACAGATCCTGTGTATTCAAATGTGATCAGTGAGTTGGAAGATTCAATCAGAGCAACCTCGCGATTAAATTCTTCACCCTCAATGTAGAGTTGGTCTCCTGCTTCCACAGGTGGCACAACTGTCGCTGCAATCACGTCAGTGTCAGATCCAATGTAGGAGAATCCCACGAAGGTTGATCCTGCGCGAGGCACTTCAGCGAAGATGATTCTAGATCCAACAATCTCGTATGCAACTCCAGGTTCCTGAATGATGCCGTTGAGCGAAACGATGATGTTGTTTTCTGGACGAATCACGTTAGAAGAAACACCCTCAGTCAGCGTCAGTGAGTAGAATAAACCTTCACGTCTGAGGTTGAAGGACGAGCGTAACGAGTCAAACTCGAAACTGATGTCATCCATCTGGCGAAGTTTACCAACGTAGTAACCAACGAATTCAGATCCGATTTCGGGTGCTTCAGAGAAGCTAATCTTGTCGGAGAATGCAACGTAGGAATTGTTACCACCAGGGGGTTGTAGGATGCCGTTGACGAAGATGAGCATGTGACCAGCAGGATCTGGGAAGTATGCTTCACCGTTGCTGATCGTGAGATCAAACTGTGTCTGATTACCGTCGAAACCACGGAAGTAACGATCAACACGACCCTCAAGCGTGCGTGCAGAGGTAACTGCACCACCCCAACCGTAGTCGGAAATGACGCTCATGTTGTCTTGGAAGACACCTGAAACATTCTCCAACCAGACAGTTGCCGTAATGCCTTGCTGCTCAATAGCAGCCACGCGCCCGTATACACTAGCCGCAGTATCTGTGTAAGAAACTACGTTAGCGTAGATCGTTGGGAAGTTAGATCCGATATCAATTTTGCCTATGTTGTTGGCACCGTTGGTGACTTCACTAATGTCTGCAGTGAGTTGACCATTGACTGCGGGGATCAGATTACCAATCCACAATCTATGAATTCCATAGTTGGGATCTGCAGGATCTGCATTCAATCCATTTACATACTTGGTGACAGTTGCCTTGAAACCAGGTTCTTTGATCGTGGTGCCTTGCAAGAGATTAATCTCATCGCCCACACGGAATGTGTCTGAGACTCCAGTATCAATAATTGCTGCTCCCAACTCAAGTTGAATGATTCTGGTGCCATGGATGTATTGGTTGAGTTGAATCTGTGTGCCTGATAGACCCTTAATATCAAGGATGTAGTCAGTAACACTGCCGTAGATAACATCGCCTGCTTCCCATGGTGAATCAATTGTCTCAACATCGATTGTGATGCGACCACCTTCATTGCCCGTAAGGGATCCTGAAGCGTTTTCATATTGATTAGCATATGCTTCTGTAGAAGTATTCTTATCAAACAACCAGTCACCTTGTGCGAAAGCACCTCTCTGGACATTGACCAACATGCGATCGTCATGTGAGACAACCTCAGCAGTCGTGCCAGAATCGAGACCCTCAAGAATTGCACCGTTGTTAATAACTCCAGCGACTGTAGTCAGGTTGAGGAAGTTGGTGCCATCATTTGCGGTCTTAGTTGTCTGCAGGACGGTGGCGGTGATAGAAGGCGTGCCTTGGACAAATACTTGCTCACCATTGAGGAAGTTTTCATAAACACCCAGAGTCGAACTGACGTTGGTTAAGTCATAACGCTCATACAGACGCTTGATCTTCGCTTGGTTGAGTACGAGAGATGCAACCTCAGAGCTAGACTCTGACGTTGTGCCGTAGATAACATCAGCAGGATTGAATCCACCTTGGATTGGGGTCTGTGATGGATCAGAAGGATACGAGATAGTATTTCTTGTGATTCCACTGCGTCTGACGACTGCAAAGATCTGTGATCCATTATTGGAAAGATCAACTTCAAGTTGTCTGAATCTACCATCGTGAATGTAGTGGGCACCAACTTCAAACCACTGTGCAGTGGCAGTCATCACATACCAGTAAGGTTGATTTGTGAATGACTTGACAGAATTCGTAGATGCTGGGATGTATTGCAGGATATCGCCTCTTCTGAAAGAGTTAGTGCGATTGATTCTGATTCTATACTCAGCACGGTCGAAACCAACTGGCACAACAGGCGTAAGCGATACCAATGCTGGATCGGTATTATAATCTTCGCCCGTTTCATATAGACGCTTGAAGTTTTGGCAATCGGAGCTAGGAATGAATGTTACACTTCCCTCAGTTGGGAATTTGGAAGTCTCTAGTGAATATTCAACACAGTTAATCGAGGAGTCAATAATAAACTCAGATGCTTCTCTGTTGTAATCAAGAGTCTCACCAACTGCTGCATTGTATGTTGTATAGTTTGCCCAACCAGGATCTGATGTCAACTGATACAAGACACTCTTCACATACTCGCGTACGCGTGTATTAGCATATATTAGATGTGATCTAAGGACATCTTGGAAGGCGATAAAGTTGCCTTCACCATCAAACCAGTTTTGGGTAAGTCCAAACGCACCTGCGTTACCACCTGTAACCATGTCATAACGAATTGCCTTAATGATATCCTTACAGAAGTCAACTGTCATAGCAGTTGTCCCGTAATATGCAAGAGTTGCATCGTATGCTCTGGTAGCAATTGCATTCTCATTGAAGAGAAGCATAGTTGCTATCATCTTGTCGGTATTCCTGCCATGTCCGAGAGTATTACTCATCAGATCAAACAGAGTTTCAATTGCAGATCCTACGTCAGCACATGTGCCTTCCTGATAGATGCTATTGGTATATGCACTAGACCTTGTAGTCCTAGCAACACCCGTGAGATAGTTAGTATTGTTGTTTGCTGCGTTTTCAATGGTATTAATATAGATGCTCATCAAGGTATCGATGGCAGAAGCAACTTCATTACATGATTGATTCATCTCAACAGCACTGCTGTCAAATGTAGTTGTAAGATCTCTTACACAAA